CCCGCGGCGACGATTCCGCAGACGCCACGGCAGCCGGCGGTGCCCATCGTTCGTCCCACGCCGACGGCCATCGGCTACGGCGCGCCGGGTAACCCGCAGCGAGGCTATAAATGATTGAGCAGCTGCTGTCCCGGGTATTCGCAGCGCGTAACGCCGCGCATCGTGCCTGTCTGCTGACCGATAGCTACAGCCAACATCAGGCGCTGCGGGGGTTCTATACCGGCATCGTCGCCAAGGTGGATGCCCTGGCGGAGGCCTATCAGGGCTTCGCGGGGGCGATCGGCGAGTTCGACATTGAGGCACCGGAGATCGACGACATCGTCGCCTATTTGCGCGATGAAGCCGACTGGATCGAGGCCAATCGCGAACTTTTCAGCGGCAACTTCGCTATCGCCAGCCGCATAGACGCCGTCGTCCTGGAGTACCTCGGGGCGATCTACAAGATGGAGCGACTGAAATGAACGACGAAAGCGTATATGACCTGACACCCGAAGAGATGGCGGCCTATGTCGCCAAGACCGAGAGCGCCATGCAGGCCAAGGTCGATGCCGACATCGCCGCCGAGCTGGCCTTTCGGAGGAGCTTCGCGACGACCCGCGGTTCGGACCGCGAGATCCGCGCGGAGTCCTTCAGCCAGCAGGTGGCCAGGCAGGTCGCACAAGGCGACGCTGGCGGCTCGGGGCGCACCGAGTACGCGCCTCCGGTGAAGGATATCCCCAGCGAGCATGAGATCAAGAAGGGCGACACGATGTGGGCGCTGGCCAAGCGCTATGGCCTCACGGTCGACGAGCTGAAGGCCCTGAATGCGGATATAGACCCCCAGCGGATGCAGCTTGGCGCGAAGCTACGGCTTCAGAAGGGTTTTGATCCTGAGGGCTCTGGCTATGATTACGACACAGCGCTCCGGGCGGGTATGAAAGCCGATGGGACTGGTGAGAACCTTGGCCACTGGGGCTCTGTTGCCCCCGCAAGCGCTGAGGCGCGTAAGAAATATGGTCTCCCCGAGGACTCGTACATGCTGCTGAAAGGCCGCGGGCATGAGACATGGGCGAAGGCCGTTGCGGCTGAAGAGGCGCGCGGCTCGGAGGTGCGTAAGTTCGGTGACCGGTACTATTCGATCCCCAAAGGACAGTCCGACGCCGTACCCTCCGGGGCGAACTCCGATCTGTCCCGCAGGATCCGTCAGGAGATCGAGGCCCGGCAGGGGCGGGGAACACTGGAGACCTTCAATCAGCTGATGAAGGGCTTCGACAACAACCCCCGCAACCGGGAAACGCTGGAGGCCGGCGCTAGCTATGTCGGCGCGGTTGCCGCAGGCGGCGCCGCCGCCAATGCGAAGAAGCTCTCGGGGGTCCTCGGCGATATCCTCAAGAACCGTGGCGCCAAGCCGGCACCGATCACACGCACCGAGACCGCGCCCATGCGGGATCCGATGGATATGCCGAGACCGCCGATGACGAGCGCACCGGTGAGGGATCGCTTTGATATACCGAGACCGCCGATGACGGGAGCGCCGGTGAGGGACCGCTTTGATATGCTCATGCCGCGCCGCAAATGAATTTGACATATGAAGAACGCCACAGTATCTTGTGGCTCAAGATCACAGAATATGCAGAGAAAAGACTGCAAAATCTGCGATCGCGTAATGATTCGGTTTCCTTGAATCTCGAACAAACCTCCACGCTTCGAGGCCAAATCAAGGAGATCAAAGTTTTGCTGGAGTTGGGTTCCGACGCCGGCGTGAACCATGAAGACTGACATGCGTTGGCCTTCATAATTTAAGTGGAGATGTAACAAATGGAAGACGAAGCACTGCAACAAGAAGCCGAAGCGTTTGAGGCTGGTTTTGCCGAAGCGAGTGGTGGAGAGATAACCCCGCCCGTAGAAGCAGCCCCCGAGTCTCAGCCCGAGCCTCAGCCCGAGCCTCAACCTGAACCCGAGCCCGAGGAGGGGATCATCCCCGAATTTGGTTTGACCCCGAGCGCAATCCGCGAGCGGTTGGCGAAGGTGGATGAGCTTGATCGGATGAAGCAAGAGATGCACCAGCTGGCGCAGCATCGTGACCGCCAATATGGCACGATCGGTGATCTGAAACAGCGGCTGCAGCAGATGCAGGACGAGCGAGCGGCGCAGCCAGCAGTTCGGCTGACCGGCGAGAGTCTCAAGCGTCTGAGGGGCGAATACCCCGAGCTTGCGGAGCTTCTTGCGCAGGACTTGAGTGAGGCTGTTGCAGTAGGCAATACCCCGGCTCCGACCGGCATTGACACGCAACAGATTGAGCAGCTTGTAGCCAAGCGAACCGCGGAAGTGGAACGCCGGGCGCAAGACCAGACGATGCGGCAGGTGCAGCAACTGCTACTGGCCCGGGATCATCCGGACTGGAAAGATGTTGCGGGAAGCGCCGAGTTCAGTCTCTGGAAGGCCAATCTGGACCCGCGCGAGCGGACGATGCTTGAGAATAGCTGGGATTCCAGCGTGATCAGCTCGGCCCTGACGGCGTATAAAGGGTGGCGTGGCAAGCAGGCAGAGAAGATGGTATCCAAGCGCGACCGTCTCGAACGCGCCATTCAACCGAGTGGCGTTGCAGGAAATAGTGACACGGCGGGCGAAGTAGACGCCTTTTTGGCGGGCTTCAACGCCGTGCGAGGCCAACGCATTTAACTGAAAGGAAGCTATTATGGCTATTCAAAGCTACTCGACCGTCACCGCACGGATCGGAAAACTCAAGGGCGAGATCCTCGCTCACGCCATGCCCGTCGAAATTCTGGGCATCACCGGTGCGCAAAAGCAGATGCCGAAGAACCAATCGGATACCGTTGTATTCCGCCGTTATCTGCCCTATGGTGGCACCGATAACAAGTGGATCACCGGCACCAATGTGGGCACCTTCGCCAGCAGCCATGTCACCACCGAGGGCGTGACCCCGTCCGCTGACACCATCGCCGCTACCGATATCACGGTTCAGTTGCTGCAATACCACGTGCTGTATTCGGTGACCGACAAGACCGTCGATCTGTACGAGGATGATGTCCCCGCGGAGATGAAGAAGCAGACCGGTGAGCGTATCGGCCTGGTTCGCGAGATGGTCCGCTATGGCGCCCTGAAGGCCTGTACCAACCTGTTCTATGCAGGCGGCTCTTCTCTGGCTACCGTCGATGAGACCCTGACGCTGAACTTCTTGCGCAAGATTGCCCGCACCCTGCTGGCCAATCACTGCAAGCAGATCACCAGCATCCTGGCCCCCTCTCCGAACTACGCCACGGCGCCGGTGGAAGCAGGCTTCCTGGTCTTCGTTCATACCGACATGGAGCCCGCCATTCGTGATCTGGCTGGCTTCAAGCATGTCGCTGAGTATGGCCAGCGTAAGCCGGTGCATGAGATGGAGTTGGGCTCTGTTGAGCGCTTCCGTTTCATCGCCTCCCCGGAGTTGGCGGCTACCATCAATGCCGGCGCAGCCGTAGGCGCCACCGGTCTGTTCTCGACCGGCGGCTCCAACATTGATGTCTATCCCTGCATCGTGGTGGGTGAGGATGCTTGGGGCCAGGTCGCCTTGCGCGGTATGGACTCCCTCGATGTGACCTATCTGCCCCCGGGTCAGAAGGACAAGAACGATCCGTTGGGTCAGCGCGGCTACATCGGCGCCAAGACCTACATGGCCGCTTCTGTTCTTAACAATGGCTGGATGGCTGTCGCTCACGCCGGCACCCCGTCCTTGGCCTAACCGAGATGGGGACCGCTTCGGCGGTCCCTGTTTCAAATCTAATCCCAGGCCTTTTGCCCGGGTATTTTTTGAGGAAATATCCCATGATTGATGCCCAAGAATTGGTTGACCCGATTGAAGCTGAAACGGTCTTGCCCGCCAAAGGCAAGCTCAGCCGCAAGAAGATTCAGTCGGATTTAGTGCAGGAAGTCGAGCCGGTGTCCGCAGACAGACTGTCTGAGAAGGCCGCCAAGCTGGCATTTCTGGAAGAGAAAGTTGAGGTGATGGTGCATGAATCCGCCGACCCCAATGCCGAGCCCATCGTCGAGACATGGGTCAATGGCGTCGCGCAGCGCTTCATCCGCGGTCAGACTCAGACCGTGCGCCGCAAGTATGTCGAGGTCCTCGCTCGGGCCAAGAATACCGGCATCAAAACCAACGAGGTGATGGACCACAATGGCGATCGCACGACCGCTATTGTCAAGCACACCGCGCTGAAGTATCCTTTCAGTGTCATCCGCGACGAGAACCCTCGCGGAGCGGCCTGGTTGAAGCAAGTTATGTCCTAGGAGACCCGGATGGCCACATACCTCGAACTCTGTCAGCGCACGCGCCAGGAGTGCGGTATCGCTGGCTCCGGCCCCTCCACAGTATTGAGCCAGACCGGCGACCTCAAGCGGGTCGTCGACTGGGTCAACACGGCATGGCAAGATATCCAGAACCGTACCGATACATGGCAATGGATGCGCCAAGGCTTTAGCGTCAATTTGATTGCTGGGCAGCGCGAATATACCCCCGCCCTATGCGGCATCACCGACTTCGCTTCATGGGATATCGAGCATATCCGGGTCTACAGCGGCTCCACGGCCAATGAATGCACTCTGAGCTATGTCGGCTATGACGACTTCCGTGAGGTCTATATGCGCGGCACGGTGCCCACCGCACGCCCCGCATTCTTTACGATCAGCCCCAGCAAGTCGCTGATCTTATACCCCACGCCGGATCAGGCCTATACGGTCTATGGCGACTATTACACGACCCCCAAGCAGCTGACGGTCAATGCAGATGTCCCCGGCATGCCGACCCGCTTTCATGACCTGATCTGGTACGGCGCGATGCGTAAGTATGCGATGTTCGAGGCCGCCAATGAGGTCTATCAATTTGCGACCCAGGAATATAACCGCCTGATGCGCAACCTTGAGCAGGACCAGTTACCGGAAATGCCTATGGCGGAGCCCTTAGTCTGATGGATATCAATGTCAATGCCACGGTCCAGATGGACTACTTTGCCCTAGAGGGCGGGTACGACATCATGACCCCGCCATTGATTATGCCACCCGGCAAGGCGATCCAGTCACAGAACTTCGAGGTCAGCGAGACCGGCGGCTATCGGCGGATCACAGGCTACGAACGCTACGACGGACGGCCTTCGCCGTCCGATCAGTTTTATTACACGCTTCCTGCGACCATTACCGGCGTATGGGCGGTAAACAACACGATCACCGGGGGCACCTCGGGTGCCACAGCGGTCATCATCGGCGTCACGGCGCAAGGCTTTTTGGTGGCCAAGGTCGTGGGAACCTTCCAGACCACCGAGGCGCTGAAGATCGGTTTGACGACGGTCGCCACCTGCGACGGCTTACCCTCCGCAGGCGGGGCGACGACGGTTGAGGATGATGCGGTCTATACCGCCGCCGCGGCGGATGTCTACCGCGCGGATATACAGGCCGTGCCGGGTTACGGCCCCGTAAGGGGTGTGTGGCTGTATAACGGCGTGGTCTACGCCTTCCGCAACAATGTCGGCAACACGGTCTGCGTCATGCACAAATCCACCGCCGCGGGATGGACGAGCGTGCCTCTGGGGTACCAACTGTCCTACGATTCCGGCACCGCGGTCATCAACGAGGGGGATACGGTGGTTGGCCAGACCAGCGGCGCGACCGGTGTAGCCACCCGGGTCGCCAACCGCAGCGGTACATGGGGCACGGACGCCACGGGGTTGATCACCTTCGCCAGCATCAGCGGTACCTTCCAGAATGGCGAATTACTGAAGGTCGGCGGCCACACCAAGGCCCGCGCCATCGCCGACTCCAGCGCCATCACGCTGGCCAAGGAAAACCGCTTCGTGTTCGTCAATAACAACTTTGGTGGCGGCACCAGCACCGCGCGGATGTATGGCTGCGACGGGATCAATAAGGCCTTTGAATTCGATGGCACGGTCTTTGTGCCGATCACTACGGGGATGCTGCTTGATGCCCCGACATTCATCGCCGCGCATCGCTCGCATCTGTTCTTGGCCTTTGGGGCCTCCGTGCAGCACTCCGCGATCACCAACCCCTATAGCTGGTCTGCGGTGCTGGGCGCGGGTGAGCTTGCGGCAGGTGAGCAGGTAACCGGCATGACGCCGCATGTGGGCAGCGACCAGTCCGCGGCGCTGGTGATCATGACCCGCAACCGGATCCAGGTGCTGTATGGCAACAGCTCCGCGGACTGGAAGCTGATCAACAGCGAATCGGATGTGGGCGGATACGCCTATACCCAGCAAAAAGTGGGCGACATGTACTGGCTCGATGACCGCGGTCTGACATCTCTGCAGGCGGCCTTCCAGTTTGGTAACTTCCAGGGCAGCACGGTCACCCCGCAGATTCAGGACTGGCTCCGCGCCGAAAGAACCCGCGTGCAGGATAGCTGCATTGTGCGCAACAAGAATCAGTATCGGGTCTTTTTCAATGACCGCTATGCGCTGTATCTGACCTTCATCAATGGCAAGGTTGCGGGGGTGATGCCGATTCTTTTTGAGGATGATGTCAAGTGCTCATGCTCCGGCGAGTGGTCCACCGGCGAGGAACAGATCTTCTTTGGCTCCTCGGATGGCTTCGTGTACCAGATGGATAAGGGCACCAGCTTTGATGGCGAGCAGATCACGGCCTTCTTCACTACATCCTACAACAACATCAAATCCCCGCAGGTCTTGAAGCGCTACCGCAAGGCGCTGCTGGAGATGCGCGGCAGCAGCTACATTGCGCTGCAGTTTGGCTATGAACTGGGCTATGGGCAGTCGTCCGTTATCCAACCCGACTATCTGTCCTTGCAAAATAATCTGGGTGCGACATACTGGGACAGTTTTATGTGGGACAACTTTTATTGGGATGGCCGCACACTGGCGCCCTCTGAGCTGTCTATCTCGGGAAGCGGTGAGAATATCGCCTTGGCGGTTTTATCGCAGACCGCGATCTCACCCTCTTTTACTATCACGGGTATGCTCGTGCATTACACACCCCGCCGGAGGATTCGATAATGGCTGGAAGCGAATATTACGATCACACAACTTTCCCGGCGACGGGTGCATCAGGCTCATCCGCCGCCATGCGTGCGGAATTGGATGCCATCGAGAGCGGCTTCGGTAAACTGCCGGATTTGACGGGCAATGCCGGCAAGGTTGTCCGCGTCAATGCCACCGCCACAGGTCTCGATGCCACCAGCGCACCGGTGCTGACGGATCCGGCGA